CTTTCCAATTATTCATGGTAAAAATGTACCGATAGAAGGAAATAAATCTTTAGTACAAACTCTTAATGGAATTCTTATGTTTGCTAAATCAAATGAAGCAGCTAATTCAAATTGAACTACTGCTCTATTTTCTGCTGATTTTCGATCTATTTTATAAATTTCTTGAGGATATTCTGCGGTTGGATCTGGTGTTCCATACGGATTTGTTCCTCCTGTAAAATTTGCAGCATCTAAAAATCTTGCTAAAGTTGTTATTCTTTTTATAATTGCACCAGTAAGATCATTTCCTGGAGTTACTTGATTAACATTTAGTAAGATCGCTGTAATTAGATTAGTAACATTACTGATCGTCAACGTAGGTCGAGGTAATTGACCATTTGCATATTTAAATCCATCGGCTTCCATTGGTATTGCAATATAAGTATTTCCAGCCCAGATTATATTTCCATGAGAATTATTATTACCATAAGCTATTGGATTACTACCAGCATGAAATCTATATGTAGTAGCAGATCCATGTAAAGCTGCATCTGTGGTTAATTCAAACAATTCAATACGAGAGCCAGGATTTATTGACTGAGTTTCAGATATAGGATATGCCATTAAGGTTCAAATACTTGTATGAAAGTTACATTTATTCTGTTTCTATTAAAGTCAAATATTTCTTTAGTGAAAGAAGGACATACCCACTTATAAGTTGTTGATTCATCAGGAGGCGACCAATTAAAAGAAGCACCATCAACTTTTCTTGCTTCTAGAAAAGTTTCAATTACAGTTGTATCTGTATCATTTTCATTAAATGTCAGACTCCATTGTTTTGCATTTTGATTTAAACCAAAAGTAAATCTTTGCTGGTAGCCGTCACCAAATTGGACTGTTCTAGTATTAGTAATATCAGTTTTGTTTGCAGAAAAAACAGGGTTATAACTAGGAAAAGTAGCCATTATCTTAATAAACCTCCAGGTCGTCTTTGTTTAATTAATTCCGATTGTATCGCTACTGAAATAACTCTGCCAAGCTCTTTGCTTTGCTGTTCATCACCTTGAACAGACGATCCAGAGGCGTCTACATTTACGCTGATATTTGTACTGCCTCCTCCAGCTAGTTTATCGTTAGGAATTATTGTACCTGATCTTTTTGGTACGAATAATTCTGGGCCTTTTTCTCCTACTAAAAAGTTACCGCCTTTGTTAACTGGACCACCTTTTGCTCTCGGTAATAAGCTTGAGAAACCAGGGATTTGACCTAGCATAGTATTTACACCAAGTCTTATTAAAGTAGAACTTAAATCATTTAATATTGACTTTGCAGCTTCTCCTAATGTTTTTGTCTGCATTATCGCAGCAGTTAAATTATCACTAACACCAGAAGCAATAGATTCTCCAATTATTTCAAAGTTACTGCCTATTTTTTCACTCAGTTCAACTTGCTTTTCAAGTTTATTATTTAGTTCTATTGCATTACTTATTGATTCAATGTCTATCTCCACTATTCCCATTCCTTTGTCTAATCTTTTTTGAATTTCTGCGTCAAGCTGTTGAGCTAACTGTACTTCCTCAAAGTTTCCATCCAATTTAGCTTGCAGTAGCTCATTTTCTTGTCTTAATTTTTTACCCGCAGAACTTTCTATTAAATTTAAATTTTTCCTTCTAGTTGCAATATTATTGACAACAACCTCTTGTTTTCCTAATTCATCCAGTTCTGCTTTTAATGTTTTAATTCTATCCTGTCTACTTTTAGCACCACTTCTTCCACCACCTGTTGTATTCTGCAATCTTTCAATTTCTTCTCTACGTCTTACTATTTCTGGATCATCGCTTCCTGCTATAGCCCTATTTCTTTGAGATTTTTCAGCACCTCTTGTTAATCCCAAAAATCTATCTACAGCACCAAACAATCCAGCTAAAGCAGATTGCATCTTTGTCATAGCTATAGAAAATTCACTTCCGATTAATCTTGTACTTTCACCAAATTCTCTTAATTTTTCAGTAGCCTCATCCCCTATTACTCTACGCATTTCATCTACGGCTGCATTAAAAGCTGCCTGTTTTCCTTTAACCTCTTCTATTAGTTCAAGTCTTTTTTGTTCCTGAGTTCCTACCAATCCCAAAGATTGTGATAACGCTTGAATATTAGGTGTTATCGGACTTAAGGCTTGTCCTAATTGTGATACAGCATTTACAGCATTTTGTATTGATTGGACTGCTGCTGTGGCTGCAATACCTCCTGCAAAACCACCCATCTGGCCGAACATTCCACCGATACCACCGCCTAAAGCTCCTGCTGCTGCTACCCCTGGACCTTGACCAAATAACAGAGGAAAACCACCACTTATCAATGCACTTTGGGTATCGAATCTCCTGGCTAAGTTTCTAAAACCTCCACCGCCTGATCCTGCTGGTCCTCTTAATAATTTACCTGTTCTTTTATCAAAATTTAAAGCTGAACTTTGTGCACTTGCTTGTTTACCTCTTTCAACTGTTTGTGCTTTCAATATTTGTAATTCTTTTTCAGCTACAGCTATATTTCTTTTAGCGTTTATAAACTTACCCTTTTCTGCTTGATTTATAGCTCTAGTTAATTTAGCTTTTACTTGACTAACTTTTACTCCCTTCATATCCATTTTTAGGATATTATCTTTTATAGCTAAAGCTCTTTTTTGAATTTGTGAGGCTTGAGTTTCTATTTTTAAATTCTTTTCAACAGAAGTTAGTTTTTGTTTTTGTGCAGTAGATGTTTTAGCAGATTCAACTTTATTTATTGCATTTATCTTTACACTTACCTTATTTAAAGCACTCTGAAGATCTTGAACTCTTTTAAGTCCTCTTACACCAACTTTTATCTCAGCCTGATAAGCCACAAGTTATAGCTAAACATTTACTCTAGTTTACATTAAATAAACTGATTAGCACTATCTCCTGCGTCTTATTTTTTCAAACTCTTTTTCTTGTTCTTCATTTATTACTTGGAAATAGGCACTCCATCCTATTAATTCTGCTTCTGTCATGCTGCCTATTTCGTGGAGCGTTTTGCCTAATTCTTTGGCTACTCCAAATTTCAGCATCATCCAGTTATCCTTTTTTAACTGGTTAGCTAGGATTTTGGGTCTATTACTTCTTCCTCCTCTGCATTTATAACTGCGAGCATAAGAGATTGCAGATCGCTGTCCTTAACTTCGTTTTTTAAAACGTCTATTTCTCCTGGATTAAATAATTTTGTTCCGTTTTGATCTAGTGCTTTATTTATTAATAATTGTAAAGCGAAGGCATTTGAGTCATCGCTTCTAGCCTGTTTTTGGGCTCTTTCTCGTTCTGCCATTGTTAATGGTGTTACAAACATCTCGAATATCGAACCATCGGATAGGGTTACTTGTTTTTTAATTGGTTCGAGATTTGCAGCTTTTTTAAGTCTGTCGAGAGCGTTCAATGTCGCCATAAGTTTCATGTACTTTTCTATTAGTGTACTTCATTATGCAATAAAAAACCTCGGATTGACCGAGGTTCATAATAATTAATAACTGCTAATAAAATATTATGCAGTCTTAGATAGGTCGAATGTAGGAGCAGCACTAGGTCTGAATGCTATCTCTACAAGTTGTCCGTCATCTGGGTTTACGGTGAAACTTGCAGAAGTAAGAATAATATCTGCCAAGATTGATCTACTTTTCGTTTCATCTACGTTAGCACCACTCATCTGACGATCAATGTACAATCTAACTTTTGCACCAGCTTGTTGACGTTGAATAACGTCTTCAACCATTCTGCTGGATAATAATGTGTCATCATCTGTTGAATAAACACTAGCAGAACCACTACCATCAGCAAAACCTGAGATAAAGGTTCTAAATGGTGCAGTTTGAGTAACAGCTTGACCAATACTTGTTACATCAATTTCTGCTCTGGTTATTTCAAAGCTCCACTCTCTTACAGATCCAACAACCAATGGTTTTGTAAATGTAATGCTTGCAAAGTTACTTCCAAAACCTGTAGGTGCTGCTGAAGCTGTTAAAGCTGCTCCTCCTGCTGTTGCAGATAAAGTCATTTCTCCACTATCAGCATCATAAGTCTTTACAAAACGATCTCCTGCTGCAATAGCATTAGTAACTGTAGATCCTGATGGATATGCAAGGGTTACTGGGTCGTTTACTTTAAAACCTAACTGTGTGCCAACTTGAATGTTAGTTGTGTCTCCTGATCCAGCAGGGAAGTCAGCAGCAGCAATTTGTGTTGAGCTTGTACCAGCAGGAGAATAATATAACGCTCCCGAAGTACCCGATAGAACTGTAGCCATGATAAATAATTCTAAGGTTTGAACATACGGGTACTACCCGATATGTCTATAGGATAGCGTAAATTGATGAAAAGATTCAAGGAGTTAACTGAGCTTGAAAATCTGTTTCTATTCTTGACATAAAGAATGGATAAAGCCCTTTCCTGGATTCTTGGCCACCCTCTACTGTTGTGAAGCTCGGTCCATCAATTTGCCCCATGCGTACATAAACTCCGCTTGTTGCTTTTGCTGTGTTGTCTAAAGTATTTAGAGTTGTAAATGCTGTTGTGGCAAGGGTTTGGTTTCTAGCTGGCCCTTTGTTCTTTTCTGAGCAAATTCTTACTATTACTATTCCTCGAATATGATTGTGAGAAGAGGTAAGTGCGGTTTCAGTTGTTAATCCAAATTTTATGTTTACATGAATAAATTCATCCACGCTATCAGACAAAACATTGTAGAAATTATCAAAAAATACTGGAATTGCAGGACTTAACGCACCGTAGTTGGTTTGAAATGGGGTTTCAATGGCTGTGCGTACAGATTGATAGTTCATTTTATTTTTTCAAAAACACTTTTAAAAGCAGTTTCTACTTCTGTCTGCATTTTACCTCCTTTTTGAGCATAATCTGTGAACCAATCTAATGGTGCTGTTTCTAGGTTAAAGCCTTCATCAGTTATGGTTCGTAATCCTCTAAACTGATCTCTTATACCTTCTCTAACAGGTTTTAAGGGAGGCTCTGAAGTAAATTGTTCGGGTCTGAAGCCTTCTAAGTCTGTTGCTTGTTCTGCATAATAAACATTATTTCCTATTAAAAATATAGATTCTCCAGCAGCTAAAACTTTCTCAACTGCACTAACTGGTGGTCCCCCAGAAAATAGTACTGGAGTTGGATTTCCTGTTTGTTGGCTGCCATCAGCTATTAATCCATATTGCTCACTTTTTATTATGTAAGAATTAGAAAATAATCCTGTCCATCTTGGTCCTATTACTTGAAGAGTCTTAACTACTTTTTCAGTAGCACGGGCAGGGGCAGTATAAGTTAAAGCTCTAGAAACAATTTTTAGTCTATTTATTAATTTTGGAATTTCGTTTCTAGCCATTATTGTGGTCGTGCCAATACTGTGTGGAGGATGGGTTGGTCGCCTCTGGATGTTTTTACATCTACTATTCTTGCCACTTTGGTTGCTCCTGCCTCTGTGTATTGTATGCGATCTCTACTGGTTGGGAAATAGTTTCCTAGTTCTGCGTTACCAAATATTACCTGTACATCTGTTGTCTGGGATGTTGATTGAAACTCTGTTGCTGTGACGCTGGTTATTAACGCTTTCATGGATACGTTTGTGTCTGATCCAGCTACTACACCTGTTGTTGCGTTGTAAGTTTGTGAGGCAGCAGCTTTTATGTAGGTTATGTCTATGCCGAACTGGTTTAGTAACTGTGCTGGTAAGGTTTTAAATGTATCGTCTACAAATGCCATATTATCCTCTTACTGCTCGTAGTTGGAAAGTCCCTGCACCACCTAACATATACGCTCCAAGGTAACTTTGTAGCCAAGGGTAAACGTCTAAAACATTGTTTACTGATCCTGTTCCCTGACTAGATGTGTTGTATTTAACTGCTAAGTCGCCTAGTTTTGCTTCAGTTATATTTCCGTTTGTTCCTACATTTCCTGTCATTGCATCTGTGTCGTTTGCTAATGCTCTAGCTAGTTCGTATTGTGCATATTTAATATTTACTGGAATTTTGCTGCAAGCTAGTTCTACTCCGTCTACCTGATAATTATTTCTTGGAAACTTTAATGCCTGTCCATCGTCACATCTATCACCATAATAAACAAAACTATCAATCCATCTGGTAGCTGCTATTAATGATCTATTCTTTTGGTCGTCAGTCTTATTATCCCAGGTTGTTGAATCTGGAACTGTTTCAAAATAACTATTAGCTTCAGTCAATGTGACATAGCTATTAGCATTTTCTCCTTTAACAGTTGCATTTATGGTAGCTGCCACGATTTTTAAATGATTTTAGTTTTATTGTAGCGTAAAGAAAAAACCCCACCAATAATTGATGAGGTTTATTGACCACCAATTTAATGATATTAAGGATTAGTACCTGTATCAAGTGGTGTATTAACAATTAGTTCGACTATAGGAATTAAATCCGCATCGTATGTTAATGCCCAGTTGTTGTCATTAGCCAACAGAGCGTTAGTTGGGTTGTCACCAGCGTTAGTCCACTTAGTACCCATAACGTGATAAGCACTATGGTAATCAACAGACATAACATCTTGCTTAGATAAGATGTTTCTATCTGATTCAATACTTAGTGGAGATTGCTCACCTTCAAGAATTGTTCCTGACTTGATTAAGTAGCAACGGAACTCTTTTTGATGACCTGTTGTACCAGGCTGAACTGTATTAACTTGAGAGTCAATAACAACATTCATTCCAGCAAATTGACCGATGCTTCTTTCAGAAACTCCAACTCCACCGCCACCCCAAGTAACTGCACCACCAGAAGTGAATGAGCTTGTTGAGAATGTAAGTAGACCTACTTGATATAAGTAGTAAGCAACAGATGGATGAACAACTAGAGTATCTAGCTCTTCGCCTCTTTCTCCAAGAAGTGATCTTCCTCTTGCAACTGTAGAAGCTGTTAAGAAGTTATCTTCATCAGCACCAGAAGCAGCACCTTTAGATAAATCTAAAGAGTTTGCACCTAATGGGCCGAAAGTAGATCCAAACAAACCATCTAACAAGCTGAATAGTCTTGCAGAGTTTAACTTGTTGATTGCATCTGCAATTTGATTTCTGATGTGACCCATTGGATCTTCACCAGCAGCCAATACAGCTACATCATCAACAGCATACGCAAAACCTCTATGACAGATAGTTGCGATCTGTGTTCCTGTACCAATCTTTTGTGGTGTCAAATAACCATTGTTACTTGTACCCCAAGTTGCTGTACCATCTAAGATTTCCTCAGTTGGAGCGATTGGGTTAAATTCTGGAACTTGTATTCTTGTTCCACCTTCTGTTGCGTCAAGAAGTGAGTTTCTTACAACAGCACCAGATTTTAAAAATGCACTACGTTCTTTAATT